AATTAATACATAGAGATCGTGTGAAGCTGCGTTAGTAATTGCCTGGAGCACTGATCCCACAGGTACGGTTAGCGTCAGCTTGTCCCCATTATCCACAAGATAACCACTCGTACTCGTTACACCTGCGCCACCTACATAGGTAGCACCTTTTGAATGTAGATAAACATTCTGCGTTACATCATCGACATTCACTATCGTTTGAGCGGTTGTCGTCACTGTTACTTTACTACTTGTTATTGCCATTACTTATCTCCATCTCTTGTTCTGCGCTGTGATGCCGAGTCTTAACGTACTTGGCATAATCTTTATGATGCTCTTGAGTGAGCCAGTAACTTCTTTTGTGTGGCAGCTGTACGCCAGTATGCGCGAACATCTTGTAGCCAAGAGCCTTAACACGAATAGACCAAAAGATATCTTCACCTACCCAGGATCCATTAATAGGCATATCACGATAGAAGCCCCACATCGGCCCCTCGTTTTGTTGATCGGCCGCTTCTCTTTGTTTCTCGAATACTGATCTGTGTACGAGTATGCATCCAGTACCAGCCGCATCGATCTCGATAATCTCATCCTCAGGATAATCGTGGACTGCATATAGCCCACCTTCAGTTCCTACTTTAAAGATACAAGGGACAGGCTCAGGATAAACATTATTAGTCTCCCAGGCTGCGTGGACGATTCCACTCACGATAGGTCGCTCATCTTTATCAGCTGCCGCGATTAATTTCTTAAACGCATCTACTTTAATAATCTGATCTGTATCTATCTGCAATAGCCAGTCATCGGTCGTCTTTTCTAAGAATGTAGCTACAACTTGATTACGCAGACGACTAATTACACCTGATCCTTCCAAGCTAATCAGCTGCCCCAATTGCGACTGGCTTCTAGCGATATCGATGATCGAGGTAGCGAATAACGACGTCCATACTCCAGGCGAGCAGACGCCTATCGATATCTTTTCTCGTAGATCCATAATTGTCCCTTTCTGTTACTTAATGGCGCAAAATGTACCCTATTAGTACCAATTATTGCGCTTATGGAACGCTAAAGCGCTACAGAAATCACCGTAACGATGGCGGACATAATTGATTCCCCAATGGATCTGTAGCCTCGGTGATTTCCTAAATGCATCGATCTCAGCTTTTGTCTTACCCTTCATATGTCTTTGTGGGATTCCGTAATCGTGTGTCGGAGATTTAGCTTGTGGTCTCCAGTTACTCTCTTTACGCCATAGTTCCTTCATACAGTGAACCTCGTACTTGTGAACGTGCTTGGCTGCGTATTCCTGGTATTCAGCTGGAGAATTCATCATCATTATTAGACTTATCATTAATAGCTTCATATTCGCCTCTCGGTATGAGATAGAGGATCGCTTTCGCTAGATATTGACGGTTTTCGTCGAATGAGGCTATGCCAGTATTGCAGTCGTGGCAGAGTAGGCCTCGGATCTCTTGTGTTTTATGGTTGTGGTCTATTCCTAGACGACTTGTATCGTTATGTATGGCGCATATGGCGCATCGATAGTTTTGATTTTGTAGGAGCTGTTCATAATCAGATTTTACCCTACGCAATACCCATCGTGCCAAATTTCGGCAATTCTGACATTGATGGCGTCGTTTATTACGCGCCTTATTTACCCATCCAAATTTTTCTAAAGGTAGGATTTTGTCGCACGAGCGACAGTGCTCCCATCCTTCAGGCGTCGGTTTCCTCGTCCGTCTCGTCATCATTCGCATCGGCATCGAGGCCGAGTGCATACTGCCTATCTTTTGGATCCATCGAATTAAACAATACGAGGACGGCTGAAACGGATCTACTTAACATTGATTCGATTGCGTCGAATGACATTGATTCATCGGTATTTATATCTGTAGAAACTTCACCGATAGAGATCGATATATTCAGAGTCATATGGATCCCTTCACTGGTTTCCTTGTGTAGGTTCTATTGTAATTCTTTTTTTATTTATTTTTATAGATATACCCTGAGATCAGAGCAAGAGGAGAAATGCCCCCCTACCCCCCATAAATTAAAAATCTTTTATGGTAGGTACGGAAGGATCTCTGTAGCCCTGTCTAGGTTTTTATACCCTTCGACCGTCGCTTTCGGAGTTCCTGCCCCCAGTCTCATCGACCAGGGCGGAATATAGTCCCTGGGCCTGTCACGGTGTCAAAAAAGGCGAAAGGGACTGACACCGCACATAGTAGCCAGTCCCTAGCCATTGGCCGTACCCTCAGTAGGCCAAGCCTTAAACGGCCTTTATAGCCGTCCTAATTGGTTTATGTATATCTGCCTATCCCTGTCTGCTCCAATAGCCTAAAAACGGCTTTAGAGCCTGATTCTGTGGCATATATTGGTAGAGCCTGTCGCGTGGGATAAACCAGGTATTTTCATTGGGTAACTTGAACTCAGGGATGCGCCCCATTTTGACAGGTAGAAAGCCTGCCAGGAATAGACGATCGATGGATGAGCCTTGTACCAAAAAGGCTAAATCTCCATCTCTATCGTAGGTGCGCAGGATGAGGTTCTCACTCCTCGACCAGCGCACCTCGATATTTTCGCCCACGTCAGCGAATTCCTTGAATGTGTTAAGGCCATTCCACGGTAGATCTAATAAACGAGCTACGGCGATTTCTGCGCCATATGCCATCGTCATTTCCCATTTACGTTCGTGATCTGATTTCCAGGGAACGGCTCGTGTGTGTGGTTTATCTGTTTTATTTTGATCTATCGACCAGCGGATAAATTCATCGGCGGCGTCTCGAGCTAGATCTTGATCTTGGCTGGACAGCTTTAGCGGCCTCATCCTTCTCTCTCTTTAGGTATCTATGAACGTCGTTAATTGTCTGTATAGACACATCCAGGGCGAAAAACCATCGACAACACTCGCAATATCGCCACGGTTTATCGCCTCGGATGCGGATCTGTAGGTCATCGAACGTTAGCTCTTTTTCCAGGGCTTACCGTCCATTGATAAAGGCGTACAGGCCTCGCTATATGGCTTACGCTGGCAGAAAAGACCCTCATATGGCTTACCTGTATTACTTGTACCGCTGCGGTAAATACGGCAGTCGAAAGAGCCATATTTACAGTGCGCTTCTCCTCCAGGTGGTATCACTATTGGAGCTGGATCATCAGGTCGCTGCTCTTGTAAGAATTCTGCTAGAGCTGGACTTTCGGTTTCGACAGGTTTTAACGGCGGTACAGCTCGCAAGGTTGGCGCGACAGGTGCTACCTCGCTCGCTGTACCAGGATTGCTATCAGCGCCCCATAAATCGAGAGCTACTCCAAAACGCATAGCGGCGTTTTTAATAGCGTCACTGATAGCAGTCTTTACCGCGTCGGCTCCTTTTTGATGCGGCTCGGAGGCTCCATAACCGATTCGCGTTACGCCGCAGATGGTCAGCTTGATCCATAGACCGTTATGGTCATCAAGTATCGGCATCCCAGTTTCACCGATCGCCATCGGTTGCCAGTACCAGGTCGGATCTACTGATATCAAGCGGTCGGTGACTACCGCGTGATTAATAAAATTATACGATCGAGAGCCTACGACTTTTTTCTCGACTAAATCATCCTTAAATGAAGCGCGTAGAGCTTTAGCTTGTTTTTCGTCCATTACTCGATCTCTTTTCGTCTCTGTGATTCAACATAATTATTGAGCCAGGGAAGCGACGTTAAACGATGCTCACGCATCGCATCGAGTACGACCTCACGTCCATCGGCAGCGAACCGAGTCGAGACGTATGCTGGCTTTTGTTCAAGTCCGACGAAAGATAAGACCTCACCTGTTAAGGTGCTAAAGATCTGATTCTCGTGCGTAATGGCAAGAGTTTCGATAAATTTCTTTCGAAATGAGTCGCGTACTTTTGTCTCAGTCTCAGTCGAGAAATTCTCTAATACCCAGGTGAGAAGCGCCTTCTCATCCGTAATCACAAAAGCCATATCTCGCGATACAAGAGTTATTTTCGCTACCTCTTGATTATCGACGACGGCTTTCGTCATATCAGCGCCTACATTCGTTAGCTCATCTTTGGCTAATTCGCGTAGGTGATTAGTAGCTTCGGTTACTGCATCCTTGATTACAGTAAGAGCAGCTAATTCGGCTGCGATTTCCTTTAGATTCATCGGATCCACCGATACCAATATGTCGCTAGACACTTGAGACAGATATCGAATTTATTGCATTTCTCGTAAAAGTAATGCGTAACGCCGAAGCGCTTAATCTGCGGCATCTTTTCTACACCGCAACAGCTTTCATTTTCGTAAAGAATATGGATACGATCACTGACACCGATCCGAGCTAGTTTCATAGCATCGTCAGGCATATTCGCCGCTAGATATGAATAATTTTCGCGAGCCTCAGCCACAAGGCTAGACGGCGTGACAGTAGTGCTTTTCATCGCGCACCTACTAGATCTCCAATGGGCTTGATATCGCTATCGTTATCGACTGCGTATATCGCTCCGCTTGGATGCCGTGATGGAGCAGCTACGACATAGCCGTTCCACTTGATATCGATACCTTCCCTAAATTTACCTGGAAAGGTCATCGATTGATCTGCCGAGTAGTAATAATGGAAGCCATTACCAGTACGGATTCGACGCGTCTCAGGTAGGCCGTCGATAGTTCCACCATTACGCAGATCTACATCGAGCACCACGAGATTAGATGCGCGGCAGGCAATTCCGATATTGATCTCAGGTTCAAGATGAAACCATTTCTCGATCATTTCGTAGTTATCTGTAGCGCTATAGAGGCCTCGAGGTGCAAGGCGCTTATGAGGCTGTTTAGCCTGGATGCCTAATGGCAATATATGAAAACCTAAAAGCGAGTAGCTAATAGCGTACTTTTTAATCATCATCTTAGTAACTCGCTAGATTCTCGTAACAGGCTATGCACAATGTTGAAATATGTGTATTACTTACAGGTAAAGTTTTAGGATAAGTTCTAGGAAAAGATTTTTTTTCTCCTCCGCAGGCTGTATCTTTATCCTCTATCTGAATATGTATCTTTTTGCCTGTTCCAATCTTTGAAAATCGGATCTTTTGTACCCACTCAGGCATCGTGGTTACGCTTACACGATATTTAAGCGCATAAGACAATTTTAAGTCATCAAGACTTACATCAATATCTTTTGTTGTATCAATTATGTTCGTCATTAGATTCTCTCATTTCTAAGAGATGGATGACGACGTGCAGCTACGCGACCAGCTTTGAAACCGCGACTATGGCCGACCATATGGCCGTACGAGTATCCGATAGTAAAAAGTCCGACGCACATTAAGTAAATAATCACGTCTGTATTGCGTTGAATGAAATCAATCATTTTCTTGTCCCTTGTCGAGAGGGTTAAGGGAGCTTCTCGACAGGGATAACGGTACACCTGGCCGCCGACGCCACAATAGGCGACACGCCGTAACCCTAAAGGCTGGCTATAAGGTCTTTATAGTCTTGTCCGTCTATGTACGCTTGGTAGGCCTTCTCATCGTGATCGTAATACTCCCTGGAATTGACCCTCGCGTAATGGTCATCCATCGGAGCTTTACGAGCTAAGGGATGCATATGCTCGATCACGATATCGTGACTGTATTGAAGGTTTCCTAGATCTGTACCCAAAACCTTCCAAAAATTATCGGCGTATAGATGCTTGAGAGTTCCTGGAACCATTCCTTTGAGCTTCTCGCAGATACCTCGAGTCATTAGGCAGGATGTAGGCAGGTTAGCGCCTTGTAAAAGATCATTACCGTATGCGATGCCGTTACGACCAAGAGGTAACAGTAGGCGCAATAAATAATCCCAGTAGGGAGTACGCGGAACGTTATCGTCGCCCATAAAACCAAAAAAATCATAACGATCATATTTTGAGTCGTCGAGAAGGAGCATCACGGCCATATTTAGAGGCTCGACCATTCCTGTAGCAGTGTGATAATTAACAAAAATGTTTATTCCATCGATTTTTTCATAATCTCGTAAGGCCCAGTCATCTGAATCGCATACGAAATAGAGATCTGCTACAGCTTTTGTATCCTCCCAGGCTTTAAGCAGCCTTTCGGCGTTTTTTGGCCTTCCCCTGGTTGGTACTACATAGGCAGTCTTTAGCATTTTGTCCCCTTTGATCGTGCTCTTTTAAGTGTTGGAAAACCATTCGACGCAGCTCTCGTAGATCTGTTAAGACCTCCTCGGCGAAACCGTTAGAGACTGGCCTTGAATTCTTTTCAGCTCGAGCAGCGAATATAGCCGATACCCCTGATATCGTCGCAGCGGCTATTACGCCTAATTGAATAAAAACATTATCCACGTCCGAGAGGATCCTTAGGATTGAGGAAACGTAAAATCGGAGGTAATACAGCGGCTAGAGCAGCGCTTGATAAACCTTTAGCGGTCATATCTCCACTGGCAAGATAATAAGCAATAGCGGCAGCGGCAGCGGAACGGCTCCAGGATGCAGCTAATTCTTTAGCTGTTTTAATCTGTTTATTCTGTTTTTTCGCCTTCATCATTCTCCAGTTCTAAACCTCGAATCAATGTCTCAACCTGGACAGGATTTAACGCAATCTCGAAATGCATCTCGTCTTTTCTTGTCCGATAGTCGCCGCCCCATTTTAGTCCATATTTACGACATAAACGACGAATAGTGGCAGCTTGTTCGGCTGTAAAGGTATTAACAGCGCCTAAAGGATGCTTTGTTGCATTTATATCTATGGCGGTACCGCTGGAGTGATTAGAGACGACAGTATTAGATCCGCGAACTTTACGGTAGGCGTAACCCCAGTCGTCGAGCGTCCCTTTATCGATAGGTTCGACCTGTTTATGAAATTCAGCTGCGAAAGCGATTAATAATGGCGCTACAGGTTTAGCGACTCGTAATTTTAGATCTGTACCTGGGACAGGTTTTCTAACGATATCGATAGCCTCAGCATCGGCAGATGCAGGCCATCCATTAGCGCTCTTTTCCATAGCGCGTATCTAAGCATAAAACGCTTAAATTGACGTCCATCCACGAATAGATCCACCATCTATCGGACACTTAAAAGGTAAGTGTTTTCCGTCGAGGATCCATTGACGATGAGCTGCATTAATCGCGGCCCAGTCGATAGCGTGAGAATCCATAAACTCATCCTAGAATTATCTTACGGAATTGTGCCTATAGTCCGAGGGCTACTTTCAGATCATCTAGGCTCAGTCCTACCGAGGCCAGTTTCTCTGCTACTGACGGCTCTTGAAAAGAAGCAATATGAGAATCAATAGCATTTTCTAATTCAGTAACACTTATTGCACCGTCACAAGACTCAATAAAATATGTTCCGTCTTTTTCTGCCATATTTAAAGGAGCATTATTAAGTTCTTTAGAAAGTTGCCCAAGATTTATTTGTTTATTCGTTTGTATCATTATCCTAAAACCACCATTCTTGGATATTGATTTGAACTGTCTCCGATAATTTGCGCTGCTTGTCCTGAATTGTTTGTGCGAAAAGTCCAATCTACATTATAGGCTGTATTTGCTGTTAAACCAGTAACAATATGTACGGTGCAAGCCTCATTAACGCCGATGTAACTTGCATTACAAGCCACCATTTCATAAGTCGTTCCAGCACCTAACGAAACGCTCCAACTATTAATTGCGCCACCAGCAATTTGAGCTGTTCCTTTCAAGATTACAACAATTGTTGTGCTCGACCCTGTTGTAATTGAAACACGGAAGTTTGTCGTATTTACTGCGGTTTGTGTCGTTGATGTAGTTGTGTAATTAATTCCAGCGGTAATCGTTTTCTGTCCAAGTATTGAAATACCACTGGACGCCGTAGCCCATTTAAGTCCACTAGCCGTCGTAGAGTCGGCAGTAAGCACAGTATTATTACTACCTACTGTCAATTCCGTAACGGTTCCTGATCCAGTACCTACTAATAAACCACCTTTAGCAGTGGTATTAAATTTAAGATCTGCCGTTCCACTCGTTACGCCACCTGTTAGACCAGATGTTGCGCCTGTAGTAATTCCTGTAATGTCTCCAGTAGCACTACTGGCATATTCGAACCATATCGCCGACGATGGTGAAATAAAATACAGCACACCGCCTTCATACTGATTTACGGCTAAAGTCGCAGAGGTATTTACCGTAGCTGTACCAGCTGTAATCGTTACGACGCCTGCGCCTGTATTTTGAATATAGACAGTGTCTCCAGCATCGAATAAACCAGTATTTACCGTACAGGTGACGGATCCTGAGGTACTAAATTCGATGCGAGTACCTTTATCCGCAGCTACTAAAACGTAACTAGCAGTCTTAGCACTAACCGTCTGATTAAAATCGTTAGTCTGTAGCGAATTGACTTGAGCTGCGGTAAGTACCTGCCCTGTCGTAAAGGTTTGTTTAGCCATTTTTCTCCTTAATAAGCGAGGGAATCCTCATTCAAAAGGCCATCTACGCTCGAGTCTAGCACGAAACCACTAGCGAACGGTTGCGCGGTCGTAAAGGTAGTAAAAAACGTATTCGGTGTTATGTCATAGGCCAACCCTGTAATAACAGTATCCGACGTGGCGTTTCCGCTAGGTAAAGTCTGAATGACTCTAATTGGGTCGAACATATCGAGATCTAAAGCGGCCACGATACGAGTGGGATAGGCGCTATCGGAAGCATCGATGGTTAGGCTTTCCATTCTTAGATCTGTTCCTACCTCTTTACGACTAGCGATGACCATAAGAGCTTGATTTAAACTATCGGTATCGGTCTGCGCGATAGTGCTGCGATTTCGACTATGTAAAAAGTAGGTATCGATGCTGGCCGTATCCGTAGCAGTCTGCGCCGTTCCACCTGTACGAGTAACCGTACAGCTATTGATAAGTCCAAAATCTGAGAGATCGAAAGAGACGGCCTGGTAAGTAACCGTACCTATAGCACCGCTATCACTAAAGGTCGTATATGCGCCACCTGATCTCGAGATGATATCGGCCCTAGAGAGGAATGTGGCGTAGCCCTGTTGGTTTATGTAAAAGGCTCCAAGTTCGGTCGTTTCGACGCTCTGACAGGCTGCTAGAGCCGTTCTCGTAGTACCTCCGTCGGCTTGTACGGTTGTCGTTGCAGTGGTCGATATGGATCTCATACCTATAGGCCAGTCGGCAGCATCCAGGATACTCGTGACTCGCTGCGCCGTCGTCTGTCCAGCTGTACCTCCTGTTACAGTAGAAATCGAGGCTAGATTGAGAAGCTGAAAGCCATCGACGCAATTTAGATCTACATAGGCAGGATCGAACCCTGTCGGAGATTGATATTTCCAGGATTGGACGTACATAGATCCGAGCGCATATTCCGTACCTGCATAAGAGGCTGTAAAACGAATTTTACGCATCGGTAAAATCTTGCCGTAGAGAGCGCCGCTCGTATTAGCTGGATTAAATAGACCAGTGCGATCAATTAGGCGAACCGCAGCCGTACCAGCTGTAAAACTGTCGGAGGTTCGATTATAAGCTCGCTTGATTGAAGCCTTTAATACATATTGAGTAACATCAACGATTTCACTAGCGGCAGTACCAAGTATGGCCACATCAAGAGGCGTCGAGGGATCGTCTAACACGAGCGCTGGATCGAATGTAGCGCCGTTAGAAAAGTCGATGGTGCATTTGAACGTCGCCGACATATTAAACCGCTATAAGTATCGGATTACCTGTTCGCTGCGTTTCATAGACCGCATCGGTTACAGCTGAGACTAGATCCTGTTGAGATAATAGTGAACCCTCAACCGTCACATTTACGATTACTGTTGGAGATGCCGCTTGTGCTCCTATACCAAAATCAACCGTATCGCCGACTCGTTTAGATAGATTACTAATGGCTGGATTAGCAGCTACCGCCGCTGGAGTGACTACAGGATTTAATAGGGCAGTATCTATCGTATCTAACGTATCGCCGACTCTTTTGGCGATATTACTTATCGCTGGATTAGGCCCTAGTGAGGTAGCCGCTGGAGATTGAATAGATCCAAAAAAAGCCTCATCAATAGCATCAAGAGTATCGCCTACTCTTTTACCTATATTCGTAATAGCTGGATTAGGCCCTGTTACGGTAGGCGTCGCTCCCTTACTGGTTATTGTTGTACCGCCGATACCTGTCGTCGTACCAAGACCGCCAGTATTTACGCCGATATTCACAGAATACTTACCTTCGATTAATGCTTTTAATCTCGATATTACGCTATCGAGATTGTCTGTAAATTTAATATCAGGTTTCATCGCCGCTAGAGCATCGATGGCAGCCTTGCTATTAGCGAAACCTGCCGTCGTAAGTAATTGCAACATTTTCTCAAGGTTCATCGCATCGTCATAACGACCCTGTGTTGCGGCCTGCAGCGTCTTTATTGCTTCTTCATCATTTTGATAATCGCTTATTTTCAAGGCTGAAAGTTGTAATACTCTTTCACGATCGGAGGCCGAGATATTGCGGCGTAATGCTGCCTGGAGATTAATAGCATCGATATCGAAACGGAACTGGATAGCCGATTTTAAGCGTTCGATTTCAGCTGTACGCTTCTTTTCAGCCTGAGCCTGTTTTTCTCTTTTGATGCGATCGGCTTCAATTTTTGCAGCTCTCCTAGCCGCTTCTTCTTCGGCTTTTTTCCGCGCACGTTCAATCTTGTCATAGAAATCCGTCGCGCCAGTGACGCTCATACCGACCGAAAATGGCTTAGGCGCTGTTTTTACCTCGTTACCCAAACCACGAATAACATCATTTAAAAGGCCATATGGATTAGTAAAGCTCAATAAATTAATGTCATCGATAATACTTTTAAATTTTGATACGTCTAGTTCTTTTATGATGCGGATTAATTCGCCAGTGCCTACTATTGCGTCACCAATTTCTTTACCGAGTTTATCTATAGCGCTAGTCGTACCGCCGACGCCTTGATCGCCTGATACACGTTCTAGCGCGGTTATTAAATCTCTACCTATAGTCTCTTTGAAATTCTCAAAAGAGACATTTAGTAAGTCTAATTTACCTTGATATGTTTCAAGTCGCGCCGCATTTTGTCCACTAAATCTTTCATTTAATAATTTTTGTATCTCTGCGAATGATTTACCTTTAAGTTCGGCATCGGTTAAACCTAAACTATATTTCTTTAGACCTTTAGTGCTGCCTACATATGCTCGACTTAAATCACTGGCTGCCGTAACTAGATCTACACTACCGTCGGCAGATAAATCTAATGCTAGTTTTAATAATTCTTGTGATTTAGTTACTGATCCTGTCGTCTGTATTAATTTTTGAAAGGCAGGTCTTAAAGTGTCGTCGGTAACTCCACTGGTTTTCTCAAGATCTGAAATGAATTTTTTTACTCGTGCATCCTCGAAAGCTAGACCTAGATTACCTATTGCTCTTGTAAGACTTTTCGCTGCTCTTTCATCATCAAGAAAAGCCTTCACAGAATCCTTAGCGAATTTAGCTAAAGCAGCAGCTCCGAAAACTGTACCTAATTTTTTACCTAAAGCGGCTATAGCCTTTTCGCTACCTTTAGCGTTTTTTTGTAGATCCTTAAAACCCTTATCTTTAAGTTTCGTTACTAGATCTACTGCTACCTCTGTACGCGGAGCCATTAGATAGACCTCGTAAATAGGCGCATACGCTCGGCTACTACTTTCTGTACCTCTGTGCGCACACTATCCCCCATAATCGCCTCGGCTCTAAAAAGGATACGTCCATTTTTACTATCGCCTGTTAATGGGGATATTTTAGTCATTAAATTTCGAAAGTCATCTTGCGCGTTAGGATTTCGAGAAACGCTTTTTGTGCGTTTCCTTGAGGCCTCAGATCCGCGACCTGATAACTCATATATTGCTCCAGCTGGCGCGCTATTGACTACTGATAGAGCTGCGGTTGCAACCTTGTTATATCCGAAAGGAACTTTATTACGAGTAGTACGCTTGATCTTAATTCCTTTAATAACCGCCGCTGGTTGCCACGTCCATCGAAGGGGATCGCGTGATCGATGATATTTATCGTTTATCCAGGATGCCGAGGTATAAGTGGGAGGCGTCGGTCTAAAGATATATTTTCCTGTGTTATTGACTACTTGAGAAGGTACGAATGTCTTAGCTTTAGCGGCTAAAGGCCGAGCAGCTGCGGTCAGTGCCTTACTAAAATCCTTGCGTAATTGCGGATCTAACTCTTTTAACGCCTTTTGCAATTTATCAAAATCAGGAACGAAAACGGATTTAGCCACTTTTACCTCCTCCGCGGCGCCATCGCCTTTCGACTTTGTGCCTGTTCCTGCAAGATAAACTTTATCGCTGCGTATATGGCTGGGTCGCTTGCAAGTAAATCGTTAGGAGATATACCTGTAGCTACCGACACGGCTGCGACCTCCCATATGTCGCCGCGTCGGTCTATCCATTTTTTGGATCGATAACGAAATCTACATCCTTATAAGAATTTAGAAATGCGTCATCAAGAGGCCCTGATATCTCGCCTTTAGCGGTCATCAAGTAATGCGCGAACCACCATAGATCGGACTCACGCTGTTCATCGATGAGGCGCTTACGCCATCCGACTTTGAAATGACTTTCAAAAGCCACTTTAGCCGCTGGCGTAAGCTCGTAATCAACCTCTTTATTATCTTTTTTTGTTACTCGGATTAATTGCATAGCCATTTATTGCCCCCTATGAATTGGATCAAGTTGTAGTTTTTGTTAGAGCTGTTACTGGAAGGGTGATTGATGCGGTTGCAGGGCCATCGAGAGTTCCGTTAATCGGCTGCCATTGTGAAACTAAAACGCTCATACTGTATCGAGGATTTGTCGCAGTGACGGTTCCTGATACTGGGATAAGTTGTAGAGCGAGTTTTGTACCGATTGCATTTTCAAAAATTGAGTTTACGGATGAAGCCGCGAAATCGTTGTAAAGTTCTAACGAAACGCTAGGACGTTCGATCCCACCTACCAGATTTTGAATACTATCAGTCATCGCGGTGATTTCTACGGCGTCCACTTCTCGAGAAAGACTGACCGCGCTAACGAAAGTAGTGATGGTTGTCGTTCCAGCGACTACCGCCACTTGATTACCCATAAAGATCGCCATTTGTTTTTCTCCTTTTTTAGCCGATCAGTTCTACTACATATCGATACGCGAGGTAATCGATACTAGCTACCTGTACCGACCCTGCCGTAGCCGTTGTGACTCGTAAGGTCTGTACCGCGCCGCTGAGTGTTTTATCCGCCTCGATTGCGGCCTTCACCGAGGTAGATCCTGTAGATGCTAGATATCCGTCGAGCTTGGCCTGTCCAGCTGACTCACTCATACGACCTACGATGAGTAGTATAGTGCAGGTCGCTTGGTCATATCCGCGGTTAAACGTGTAATCAAAATTGAGATCTAATTGTCCGACGATTGCTCCAGGTACATTTACAGAATCAGGAATCGACTCATAAGTCTTTAGGCCTGAGATAGTCGCTAATCTATTTTTTAGATTTGTGCGCACAGTCGAGGGAACCATTAAGCCGCTACCTCTTTACGATAAGCGCGTACCATCGCGGTTACGTCGCGTCCGAGTGGACTCATTCGTACAGCTCCAAGATCTCCTAATCCAAGAATTCCACCTGGAGAGTCTTTACGCTTGTAAAGATCTGCCGTAAGAATCTGACAGGCCGTTTCGATATCGTCAGGAACGCTCGGCCATCCCCATTTCGCCGTGACTTGAACGCCTGGACGTAGGCCATTAGAAAACATACCAGGAAATACAGGCCACGAATACATCGTATTAACCATAGTTAAATTTGTATAAGGCCGAGCGAGAGCAGGTGCCGTTAATGGATCTAAAAGATAATCCGTATTAAGGGTAAGGGTAGTTTCAAAAGTTCCATCGCCATCCTCGTCAAGCGCTACCACTAAATTCGTCGTAGATCCAATGTCATCGACAAAACATAAAACCTCATTATAAGCGCGATATTGGCGAGCTGAGGCGTTAGCATCAAGATAAAAGCGACGGTTTGCAATTTTATCGATACTGCGTGAGGCTGACTCAATTAATGACTCTAAGAGTGTATCGTCGCTGTTATCAGAAATCGATAAAAATGTTTTCATCGCGGTAAGAGTCGTATATCCGTTAGTTATAGCCATCCAGGATCTCCATCATAAATAGGGACAGGTATTTTCGATAATGGGACGGCGCTTAGTGTAATAGCTCCTGAATTACGCATAAGTATCGCCCCTAAAGATCCTGGATAGTTATAACCACTCGGCCGCCTGGTCAAGTGTGACGGCCGAGAGGTCATTCGGTACTAGAAGCTAGGTGCAGCTAGGCCAGTGCCGTTAATTTGCGCGAACGCTTTTGGATAGCGTAGCGAGGTATATGCGAACATTCCGAACATAACGATATTTAGTGCGACTTTACCGTTTGGTTCCTCGAATGTGACATATGTAGGCGAATTCGCTTCCTCGAACAAGTGTGACTCGTTGAGATCGACGATATGAATCGAATCCTGGTTGGTTGCAGCTCCAAGATTAGTAGCGAGGTTCGCGTCTGTGATAATCGGCAGACCGAGAATGGAGTAACCACTATTCGTTCCGTATGACGGATATCCTGAACCAGTACCCATCGCATTTGTCGGATTGTACGCAGTCGGTACGACCAATGGACGGTTATTACCGTCGAGGCCTGAGAGGAACCATCCGAGACGACGTGGGTGCATAAGAATCGCGTTTGGCGATGCATATACGTTGCTCTGAATCTGTTGAATCGCATCTGCGATCTTTGGATAAACGCCTGCGACTGTTCCAGTCGTTGCGGTGTAAGTAACCAAAATACCTGTAGTCATATTTTGGATACCGAGAGGCTGACCGTTAGAGCCAGTTCCGTTAATGATGAGATCGTCGAGCTTAGTGTTATAAGCGCGGATGAGATCGCTCAAAACGATACTCTCGATATTGTAACCGCGGAGAAGAGCCTGCTTTGAAACCGAGTTTTGACCTGCAACGGTATTAACGTTAATAGTCAAGCTGGAATCTGCTGGATCCTGTGAAACTGCGGCGGTGTTTTGTGAAGTTTGAGCTGCGACTGACGTTCCAGTGCCAATCAAGGATAAGACCACGCTCATACCTTGTGGTGGGAGTGTGTGCTTACGAGATGCATCTGCGAATGGACGACCAGCACGAGCCAATGGCGCATAAAGATCTACGAGGTACTGTGGTACGACAAGACCTGAGAAGCTAGAGGTACTAGCTGCACGATATTCCACGCGCATTTCCTCTTGATGGCGACGAATACGATCGCTGGCTTCTACGTCTGTATTGAAATGTGCTTTAACTGCATCCGAGAGGAATGAGTTTTCGCTGCGCTCGTGATATGTGACAGGCTCAGAGATAACCTTGATAGCTTCGCGCTTTTCTGTCGCTGGCTTTGTGCTATCTACTTTAGCTGCCAATTCAGCGGCTTTAGCATTACGCAATTCGATATCAGAAATCTGTTCGATGCGTTCATCGAGCTTCTTAATTTCAACATTAAGAGCTTCGATATTAGCGAGTTCTACCTCGCTCACGTCGCGAGTTTCCTCAGCGGCGCGATCGACGATTGCTTGAATCATCGAGGTTTTGCTCTCGCGCTTTTCGCGTAGAGACGATAAAAATGTGTTTGCCACGTTTTACTCTCCTTAAGAATAAAAGTTAATTATTTTTAAGAGGTGTCGATTTCTTTCGTGGCGAGGTGTCGCTCGAGGCGAGGTGTCGCATCCTAAAAATCGAGGTGTCTTTCTATCGGATTATCTTACTTTATTTTCCGTAAAAGTTTTAATATACCAAGAGCGCGGTTAGTGCGATCTTGATTTTGAGCTGCTATCTTGTCGGCCCACGATTTACCTGGATCTCCTCCCCATAAGGCCCAGGCGATACGACCATTACTAGGATAACCAGGTTCGCCAGGTCTAAATCCTTCGGCCTCTTTATCAACTCGATGACGTGCGAAAAATGATCGCATCCTTAAAACGGTATCTAAAGGTAGGGATCTACCATTGGCTATATCTCTTGCTCGAGCTATTCCCACAGCTGTACCACCGCGACCGAATTCACGTCTCCAGGCTAGACCTCTTTCAGCTTCCGCTTTCATAGCTGCCGTAGGTGTAAAACCCTCTGCCCTAGCCTCACGATTTCCATATTCGGAGATATTGATAGCTGTTAATTGATCCTCGGCTTGAGCCTTTGTTTTATGACAGCCCATTACCTCATTAGTTGAATCTTTTACTACTGCGAAACCGCTACAGTCAGGATGATTACTTTTTATGCTGTATGGCATTGAGGATCTCTTTAGCCGCATCGAGTCGAGGAGTTTCGACTGTCTCTTGAGACCTCACACCTGTTACGGCAGCCATATCACCATAAGCGCCAAAAGTAACAAGGGAGACCTCGGCGAGATGAGCTTTAAGGCGTTCGATAACACCGTCGGATCTCTTACGATTTTTAATTGGCATAAATCCGATAGATAACTGATCTAATGCGCCGTCTTTAACAAGTTCTAAAGCATCATCGCCTTCTCGCGTTTTAGAGATCTTAAATTCAGCATATAAGCCCTGGTCTGTCTCGCGTAACAATGTGGCGCGACCGATAGGATTTTTAGAATCGTGATTACGCAATAACTTTACGCGGTGTGCAGCTTTAATTACGTCTGCGAAAGCGCCTTTACGAAATACCTCCGTCGTATCCGAACTGACGCGCTGCTCTTTATCGTATGGTACGGCGATACCCATAATGGTACGACCTTCGGCATCTTGGCGAATCTCTAGGTCGATGTTGTAGCTACGAATCTCATTATCAGAGTTCACTACTATCCACTCCTTCATCTTCTTCGCTTAAATCCGAACCTGGTTCTTCCATATCGATAGGATCTTGATCGATAGGATTAATAGGATCTCTATTTTCCATTTCTCGCACCTCATTTACCGTTAAGAATCCACTCTGAATTCCGACAGCGTGAGCCTGATAACGTGACAGCGTATCGGTTCTCAATAACGTATCGTAATTAAATTTAGCCTCTTGGCCGCGTACCAATAAATCCGAGAGAGCCTGTTCGATACGTTCGGCTATTGGTTGAATAGACCAGCGCACAAGCTGGAGGTTTTCTTGTTCGACGTTGGCGTAAGTACGAGAGCTATTAGGTGCTCCAAGATAATAAGCTGGTAAACCAAGAATGTTCGCGGCTTCCGTTAGCCCTGCGATCTGCGCTTCGATTAATTGTGACTCTTGAGCGTTCGATGAAAGTATTTCAAAATCAGTCGTCGCATTTAAGACCGCTGGCTGACGATTGCGACCGCTATACATAGACAACCAGGCAGCCTTGAGAGCATCGGCTTCCTCTTGAGTAAGATCAGGATTACCGCTTTTAATCACGGCTGTCGGATTTACACCGCCATCAAAATATCGAGCCGCGTATTCATTGATAGCGATTTCTTTACCGATAGCTTGTTTTTGTGTCTGCACGATACCGCGACCGAATACCTCGCCTGGTAATGTGAAATTTTTAATGTGCAGGATTTCATCTGTCGGATAAACCCTGTCATCGATGCGATAAATGAGTTCGCCATCTTGACGTCCAATATGTACGCGATCTATTGCTACAGGATAAAAGAAATCAGGATAGCCATTATCGTTTGCTGGCCCTAATACCGCGATGTAATTACCATCGAGAATAAGAGAAGCGGCCATCGCGCTAATAGTTTCCATTCGCGTCTCTTGTGGATTAGGACGTTTAAGAATCGGCGGCGTTGGATCTACGCGCTCACCATTACGATAACTATGTAATCCAAGTGCTCCGATAGCATCTGCTAAAAGTGTGACACCGCGATAAATTGCAGGTACGCCGAGAGCTGTATTCGTATCGACGTAAGTTCCAGCCCAATTAGCTTGAAATGCTCGACCTACGCGACCTAAAGAATCGACATAACCTGACGACGTATAGACGACGGAAGGTTGGATCTGCCGTTTTAGGAGACGTCCGAGCATTATTTATTCCTTCTTTCCATCGCGATACCGAAAAGGATGAGAAAAGACCCTCCTAATACTATCGCAGACTGGGGATAAATCAGATACGCGCCATACGTCAAGACGGCTGTACCGATTAATTGAATGAGGAGTGGTATTACGGCTAGAAATGTTTTCATTAGAAAATCTTGCTCCTTGCCACTGGCAGTTCGACAGGTTCATTTATTACACCGTAGCGAGCCAGTGTCGCCGCTACCAATGGGGTTATGTTATTCGTACTCTTACGAGACCAGGCCCACGAGTCACCTAAAGCTCGTTTAGTAGATCCGATGATGGCGTCTCGTAAATTAGGGTCGTCTAAATGGCATATCGTTTTAGCCTGGACTGCATCGTAAAAGGATCCACACGCTCTAGCGTAATCGCGTAGGCCTATTGAGATGATTTTGATGCCTGCATTTTCTAATTCACCGATCATCGATGACGCTGGAGATCCATTATCGATAACGACTGGCGCATCCCATTTTTTAGCGATTTCAATAAGTCGCGGTAATACCCAGTTAGCTCCATCTCGCGCCTCGATGATTTCTACAGGCGTCTTATCGCGAATTGTGGAGGATGCGGCGATCGAGGATTTATCTCGTTCTCGTGAGATATCTACACCTAAAACGATTTTATTACCTACGGTTATATCTGTTCGAGCCAAGCTATCCCACAGATCTACGTCGATCACAGCTACCGCCTCAAGAGCTGGCCACACATTGAGCCATTCTTTCGTAAATATCTCAGGGCTATTAGTTGTAGCAGCTTCTCGGACAGCTTCGATAAGTACGCCATTACTTTCACCGAGAGAAGGTATCGCCTGTCGCCATATGGACTCATCCATATAATCGAATTTTTCCTCGGTCGGCGCCCATTCGAACCAAGCTAGTCGCGTCGATTTATCAGCGATATTGGCGTGAGCTACAGATCGATAATGCTGGAGTAGTTCGCTCTTTCCTGGAATTCCAGCATTAGACAGGATCCATAATTGTCCATCTTTACGAGTAGCTAGGGTTGGCTGTAATGAAGCTATGAGTGAAAGAGGATGCATCAAGGCTTCATCGATAACCATAAGATTAAGACTCATACCTCGAGCGCCTTTATCGTTAGGCGTGACGATGCCATAACTAGATCCATTTTTCATATAAATCCGTTCGCTTCCGTTTATGTATGAAATGCGATGGATCTGTTTAGCTATGGCTGGACACCGTTCGAAACTATTGACGTGCTCTTGCCACTTGAGTTTCGCCATATTGCGATCTTGAGCTGTATAGGCGACGTGATGACGTGGCTTTAATAATTCAAAAGCTATTCGAGTTTCGACGAGCTTCGATTTTCCTGACTGGCGACCTACGCCGACTCCGACGGTTCGATACCAGTAATGCCCATCGACCTTTTCTAAAGCTGTATCGGCTACCTGGCGCTGCCATTGATACAAGCTGAAACCCATTAAATTAGCGACCTTCTCCAGTTTATCGCCATCGGTCGGTAAATCAGGATCTCTTAAGGTCGCCCACCTGGGAGCGCATACATTTAGGACGTCCATAGATCATCGACCGAATCAGTAGGCGCGATCTTGAACCATATCTCGCGTAGCTCTTTTGAGATGCTAGGGATGCTATGAAGGTTTTGATTACTCTCCTCGATCTTGTCCCAGGCAGTCGATAGACCTAGTAGCATCGTTACCGTGACCGCATCGATGTCAGTGCGACCGCGTAGCATCCGCTTCATAGCTCTTGTATGCCTACCTCCGCGACGCCGCCTACCACTTACGGCTAGGTCGGACGGCTTTTCTTTTTTTGTTGCCAAAAGATGCTCCCCTCGAGTAATTACATTTCGCGCAGCTCGGTCTCAAGTTTCCGCGCCATTGACTCAGATCCTCAACGCTGGCCAGTGGAGGATCGTGATCGATGGTCGTCGCAGGCCTCCAATGGCACCAATAACACGTCGGATTTTGACTAAGAATAGATTTACGCAATTTTCGGTAAATCGATCCATATTTCAAATTATGCGAATGTTTCATAACAAATCTTTATTTTTTATTTTGTTTTTTGTGAGCCAAGTTATCCACAGGGGGGAGAGAGAAAC